AAATCAGCAACCAACATATATGGCACATTCTTGTTTACAGAAAAGCCTGTTTCTTTTGCAAAATTAAGAAATAGCGGAAAACTCCTGTTTCTAATAAAAAGATCATCCTTGGTTTCGTCAACATCCATTGGAAGGTCTGCTATTGTTACTGCGAGACCAGAACTAAAAATGCTACTTTGATTACTTAACATAAATCCAGAAAATGTCAAGGGAAAAGTTGCACCTAATTCTTTGCTATAGTTCTTTAAATGCATTACATATTGTTCTACAGTTTTAACATCTTTTTCTCTATTGCCCCCAAATAGATAATCATTGTTAAAATTGTCTAATATTGCTGTGATATATTCTTTATAATCAAAAGCAGGATCAATATAAGAATTATAAGCGACAAGATCGGTAAAATAAGGATCGTTTTGTGGTATTTGACCTAATTTGCAAGATCTAAAAAACTTTTCTGATAATGTTCCAAACATATCTGCGACAAAATCCATTAAAAATGGAGTGGTTTCCGGTTGCCTAACATAAGGAACCGATTTAATAAATTGATTATCCGGATAAACTGGATTTAATCTAGAATCCACACGTCCATAATAAGCTCGTTCTGCGAAATTGAAATCTGTTATTGGTTTTATATCAAGACCATCGGCATCCTTAGCATAGGCTCCATAGTTGTAATTGTTCCTTTGGGCCATAAGGTTTTTGGTTTGGTCTGTATCATTCTTTCCGTTAAATCTAGCCATAATTAATAACTCACAATTAGATTGCCATTTTGATCATAATAATAAAAAACACCATTATTTACCTCGACACTATAATAAGTTTGCGGCCTATTATTTGAATCGAGAATAGTACCTTGCGGTTCGGTATTTGTAGTTTGCTGACTTTGAGCTGGTGCGTTTGGTGGCGGGATTGATTGAGGAGAACCTTGTTTTTGATTATAAGACGCAGTAACTCCTTCTGCTGTAGGTGCTGCGATGTCATTGTTTTCATCAGATTCAGCTGATCTGGTAATGTCTTTCAAATAATCGGCTTCTCTTCTAATCAAAGTATCACAGAAATAAGCATCTTCTTGGCTCTGTGTTTGAGAAGTGTTTTCGACAGACTCACCCGGATTATCTTTTGGCTGATTATTTCCTTGAACTAAAGCTCTGGTTATTCCATCGCCCGGATACACAAACATCGCCTCAACATCTGTTTTAAAAGAACCATTTGATATAATTGAATTGACTCTTGTAACGAGATGATATCCACCAAGACCAAGTTTATTAGCTATAGAATTAGGATCGGAGGGAATAAAATCAAGCCCACCAATGCCAAAAGGATTAATAAACAAAGTCATTCCGGGATAAAACAAAGTATTACCAAATAAATTAAGAGATGCTTTATAAACAGCCGCAAGTTGCAAAAGATCGTCAACTCCTCTTGATTGTTCAAATCGAGCTTCGCGAATATATTCCATGTCAATTTTGCTGAACTTAACTTCATTCAATATGCCCCTGTCTGCTCCGATTTCAAAATGATAGACTCCTCTATTAATATCCTCGTAATAATTTCCAAGACCCTTGTTAGTTATTGTATTATAGACCGGTATAATAAAAACATAAGAAACTAAATCAGCTATGTCTACTGGCTCACCGGTGGAGCTTTCTGCTGTTAAAGGAAACAAATTTGAATTGGCGGGATCTGCAATATTAATAACATAATCTGTACTACTTGCTTTGCCAGACAGTACATCGCCATTTGTTGTAACCGTTGTGGTATCAAATCTAAAAGATTTGACGTAATCTCTATTAAAGCAAGTATCTATAAGAGCATCAACAACCAAGTTGTTTAATAAATCTCTTATAAAATACATGATAGCATATGATTTTCTTTGTGGCTTGACAACTGTTTGCGTATACCATTCTTTAAAATAATTGATGGAAATAGGGATTTCTGCTACATTTATGGTATACCCGCTATTGCCGCCAAGATAAGCTTCTAATTCAATACTTGGTAATATAAATTTTGTTTTATCAATTTTAGGTTCTCCGGATTCGCCATACATTGAATCAAGAATGATATAAAACAAATCTCCAAGATAGAAAAATTGAATTAAATCTTCAGAATCTCCAGAGGATATTTTTGGATCTTGTGTGGCGTAGTATTCTGGCATTTTTGAGAATACACCAGATTCTCTAAAACCACCATCATCCTTAACTGTTATATTAAATATTTTATTTTTTTCAAATAATTTGTTTATAATTCTTTTTTGAACTGTTGCAATCTCTGCTTTTTCTTGTCCATTATAAATTGACTTTAGTTGAGCTATTTCGCCCGGAGTACAGGCTTTTTGTGCGGCCGCTAGTTTTTCTTGTCTTTGTTTTCTAGAAGCAACAATAGTAGGATCGGAAAGTGCATCAAATCTTGTTGATTTTAATTGAGATTCAATATAAGCTCTATAATCAGCGGTAATCGTGATTGCGCCTGTTTTATCAAAATCTAAATTGTGCTCGACCATTGTTAAGTAAAAAGATTTATTCATTTTAACAATTGCATTTTTAATAGCTGCTGCGCTCAAGCCTCTTTTGTTGCATGCTGACACAAACTGTTGATCATTTGAGTCGGGAACCTGCCAGCCTATATCGGCCCTGATTCTGTAATATTGAGGATCATATTGTTGTCGCAATTGATTATCAGTTACTTGCGGATTTTCTTTTTGGTCAAATAAAATCAAATCAACAAATCTTGCTGTTGCTGCTTCGCCCTTTGAATCAACAGTATTAAATCTTTTCACAAAATCTTGGAAATCTTGGAAATATAACTTGAGACCAAATTTTATATCATTTTTTGCTGTTGCCGGCGAGGTTCCTTCAAATCCTATTGATACTTCTTTGATACCATAGCCAGAGCCTCTAATGACAGCAGAATTATCGGAGAACAATTTAGACATATAATTATTTTCATATGTGTTATTACGAAAAACAAATTCTACTTGATTTAGGCTCTCGCCAGTTCCATAAACTTTAAATAATCTTATTTTTGGTACTAAAAATGCTTGAATATCTGGTGTTATATTCATGAAATCTCTAATTGTGTCGCCTTTTGGCGCAATCAAAGTATTGACAAATGTCGAATTATCTTCTCCGTCTGTTATCATATAAAAACGATCATTATAAGGAGCAGAGTTATGAAAGCCAGAAATAGTATCTGAAGTTAAATCATTTGAATAATACTCCTTAAGTTCATTCATTTTAAGCAAAAGAACGCATTGTTGAAAAAACCTTTGTCTTTTCTCGATATCTGCATCAGAGAGTCCATCGGTTTCATTGATTCGACCAGATAATCCCGCATCACTAGCATCTGATAAAGCAGCGGCATTTGCAGAATTAAGAGCATCAGCAGCTTCATCTGCTGTTATCAGACCATCAGCATTAGCAGCAACAAGATTAGTCCAAAGTTCAATTCTTCTATCATTTTCAAAATCTTTTAAAATTAAAGGAGCAGCGTCTGTAGCATAAACTTGAGTTAAATTATTGAATGCGTCTAGAGGATTTGTGCCGTCGCTGAAAATTGCGAAAACATATCTTTTATAAACAGCCTCAAAAATTGTAGGAGCAGTGTTTCTAATATTTGATACATTGAATTGCTGGCCACCGCCTAAGTCTTTTGTAAATTTTGTTTCTTTATTTTTTAATTCTGCGATCTCGGCATTACCATTTGCTACACTATCGAATGAAGCTATTTCAATTGTACCTTCAGTGGCCTGCCGCCCCGGACTCGCGCCGTCTGCGAGCGCATATTTATTTGTTCCATCGTTGCTTTTGATAATTCCAACATGATGCAAATCTCTTAAATCAACACCTGTTGTATCTAATATATCACGTAGTTTTTTAGAACCTTCAATATCAAATTCAGATCCGCTTTTAAGAATTGAGTTGATTGGTATTGAATCCGGATTATCGATAATAGCGCTGATAATCGCATCTATATAATTTGAAGACTCACCCGTATAATATCGATATGCTTGTGATGCCCAAGAAGCACTTTTATTAAAATCGTCTTTATTACGGATTATTAGATCTAATTCGCTAACCTGAAATGAGCCACCGCCATTAATTTTGTCTGCTATTTGTGCTGCATATTTTGCTGTAAAAACAGCTAATGCCGTGGGATTAATAGTTAATGTATTTAGAAGTCCTTGCCAATTACTAGAAGAATTTTCCAATGCATCGTAGTCATCTTCGTCCACGCTATCAACATAAGATCTATACGTAAAGTCTTCTAAAATTAATGTTGCAAGTTCTACAGATATGTCCGACTCTTCATAAATTGCCCGAAGCACTTCTTCTTTTTGTGAATCTGATAAAGCCATTACTTCATCACCTGCACAACTCTAGCCAAAGGGCGAGGGATCATTAATGTGTCTCCAACTTTGATATCTCCCTCGAAAGGAATTTTGTTAAATTGAGCTATAATATACCAATATTTTGGATCACCATAGAATTTCTCGGAGACCTTATAGAAATTGTCATTTGCTTGCCAATAATACTTTGTTAATTCAAGATTATCAATTTGTTCTTTTGAGGGATAAGTTAATTTTTTTGTTCGATATTGTTGAATTTGTTTTATATTTCTGTTCTCGAACAATTCTTCATATTGGGAATGATTATTGGTTGCTTTCTTTCTGTTTGAATTTCTGGACATCATTAGTCTCCCATCGTGGTTTTAATATTTTGATTTGCTAATGGCATAAGACCTAAATCATTAGCATTGTCCGCTTCCAAAGGTAAGGCATCGGAATTAAATGGAAAACCGGGTAATTGTGATTTGTTGTCTTTAATAAGATTTTCTTGATGAAGAACATTGAATGTGCAAGATAAAGAAATAACTTTTGGATAGAACTTGCCGTTGTGTGCGAACATTCCTTCATCTAATTTTGGCTGCCAATTAATACCATCAACCCAGCCCAAAAGACCATCATCTGTTCCCATTGCAGAAGTCGAAATTAAGTTAGCAAATTTAAGCTTCAAAAGAGGAGGCTTTGTTAATGAATTGGCCAATGTTGAAGAGAAAGCTCCTGTGTCTTCGCCTTCAGGTGTGTAGTTTTGAGTTGCAGAATAATTTGGATAAAGCATCTGAACCAATACGGAGCATTTGTGAAGATTGTTTTTTGCATCGGTAATATCATACGACGGAATATCCCAACCAACCGAGATTGTTCTTTTTGTGTTATCAAATGTTGGGATTGGATCCATACGCCCGAATACATTCTCCGAGTTCCATGTTGAAGCAAAGTTTTGTGAAAAATCTGTTAAAAATGCTTTAAATATAACATTGACACCAGAAATCATGCTTTTGAACTCAAGCAAGGCACCGGTTTTGGTTGCATATTCGGAAGATTTGTCCGAGGAATTAAAATAATAATTTGGAATCATTCTTGTGTTACCTTAATTTTTTTGTACTACCTCGAGAATTGCACCCTCAAATTCTTTGCCTCCGATTGAAACCTTAACTTCCATTCCGTCAAAATTGATTGCATTCTTTAGGTTATTAACAACATTGATACCTGATGCTGATATTTTTGCTCCTGTCATTGAATCTTTGGCAGTTCCAACGCTCAATAAAGCGAGATTCTCAATAACAGAAGAGATCTTAACTTTCTTTCCATCAAGCTGATTAGCAGTATCTGAAACAGTTTGCAAACCAGTTGCAAGGGCAGTAAATGCGCCACCAACGGCTGCTACATTATCCATTGACAGATTAACAAGAGAAGACATAATTGAAGAAACTTGTTTCAAAACATCAACTGGGAATGCGTGTAGCGCCCAGCCTATCATGGCAATACCACCGGCTATTAGCGCAAATCCTGCTGCCACTATTAAAGCTCCACCAACTGTTGCCGCTATCTTTCCTGCGAGCAAAGCTACTACTAAAAGACCACCTATTAATAATGTTAGTCCAGCGAAAGCACCGAAATCTGTTCCCTTAATTGCGTATCCCATCAAAGCAACGGCGCCTGCAATACCAATAAGTGAAAGAACTAAGATTCCAAGACCCTTAGCATTATGCGCTGCCGCATCTGCAATTCTTTCGATTCCTGATCCAATTCCTTCTGAAATATTCTCCATTGTTTCTGGAACGTGTTCTGATGCCTCTGCCATTTCTTCGGCTGCTTCAACAGTTGTTGAAGAAAACATACCAAGAATCTTGCCCATAAAAGCCAACGGTTGAAACAAAGTTTTACCAATTGCAATTACAGCTCCAAATGTTTTAATTGATAATACTAAAGCCCCAATAGCCACAATTGTGCTATTGATAATATCTTTTGTTCCGGGATCAAATGATGAATAAAATTTAAGGACACCATCTAAAAAATTTGTGACCCTCTCTAATATTGGAGTGACAGCAACCGCAAATTCTGCTGCGATTAATTGTAGTTTTTCTTGAATTGGAATAGTTTTCTGAACAGCTTCTTCGAATTTCCTTTGCACATCTGCTGATCTGCTCATTTGGTTTTGGTATTCTTTATATTGGCCAATATCCATTCCAAAAATACGTTGTGCCTCAGCAAGATCATCAATACCAGCAGCAGCGGCTATTGCTTTCTGCGTGAAACGATCCATATCCTTAAACGATCGACCTTGTGCTTGCATACTAGAAATAAGAGTCTCGATTCTTCCTTCCTCAGACTGACGAAGAAGATCAACAGCAGACATTTGAGTTCCCAGAATTGCGTTCAATTTACCGGTTGTCTCCGCTGCCGAGGCAAATGTATCAAATTTTCCTGCCAAGCCAAGAAGTTTGCTCATCTCAACACCAGCAACCTTAGCAGCTGACGCAAGACCTTTAAATACCTCTTGAGAGCGATCACCATAAACTGCAAGAGTTGGCAGTGCTGCTTGGAAATCTTTTGTTATTTGAGCTGAGGTCATGCCCAATTGTCGGCCCATCATGGCTAATTCTTTTGTGACACGGACGCCTTCTTCGGCTGTCATACCCAAGTTCTGGTTAAAGAAGTTAATAAGACCAGCGGATGTATCAGCAGATACTCCGATTCTCTCAAGTTGGGCTACATTAGCAACAAGTGCGCTGCGGGACTCTCCTGAAATATTAACGAAATTTGTAAAGTTAGCAGATAAGCCTTGAATCGCTTTGCCGGCACCATCCATTGTAACACCAAGATAATTGCCTTGCTGTTGTGCATCCCGCATTGTTTGGTTGAATTGATTTCCAAAACCTGTCGCAGCTGCGAGCGATGTTGAGGCGGCGTCTAACCCTTTAACAAGGGTCATGGTTGATTCGGCCACAACATTCAATAAATTACCAAAAAGATTTGTAAAATTGAATGCATCAAGAATAGCTTGTCGAAATTGTATTTGTGCTTCTGCGCTTGTTTCTAATTCTTTTCCAAGTTCTCGTGTTTTTAACGCAAACTGGACTATAGGTCCTTTACCGGCAATAACCATTTTACTAGCAAGTCTATCGATTGAGTTTTCATATTTGTTGCTAAATTTAGTAGCTTCATCTAATTCTTTTTTGGTTTTTGCTATTTTATCTGGTAACTCTTCTAATGTTAGTGCTTCAACACCATAAGTTTGTTTGATAATATCTAATCTTTGCTGGAATTGAGCTAGCGCTTCTTCGTTATTTGCTATTTCGTCTTTATTTAATTCATACGCTTTTTGAAGTACTTTAAGTTCTTCATACATTAATTCTTTTTGGGCAACTCTAGCTTTTGTGCCGTCTTGGACAGCATCTGCGAGTTGTTTCTCAAGCATCAACTCTTCTCTTTTTAAAGCAAGTTGTTTTTCTAATTCTGCTGTATCTTTTGCGTCGACAACAGATACCGTATCTAATCCGGCGGCTTTACGCTGCTCTTTTGATAATTTTCCAAGTGCTTGCGCAAGATCATCAATACTTTTTATTGGAAATGGATCAGCCACTTATTAATCCTCGTCTTTGAAAGGCCATGTAATGCCGGTTTTATTTTCAAAATCACCAACGGCTTGATCTAATACAATACGCTGTTTATTGGTCATTGGATGGTCTTTGCCAAATTGTGCATAAGCCTCGAGATAGTCTTTTTCAGCAAAAAGAGCGGTAGCATAAGCTTTTACATCTTTTTGTTCGCCTCGAATGATAAATTTTAATGATTGTTCTTCTTCATTAAGATTCGCAACCATATTAACATCTTTACCATAGATATATTTAAGTAAAGTTTTGCTCCATTCGCCAAAAGCTCTTATCCAAGACTCCGTTAAGAGTTTAGGGTCTCTTGTTAAATCAATCTTCATGACAACGCTCTCCAATACAATAATTAGTTTTATAAAAAAAATGCCCTTGCGGGCATTATTATGATTTCTTCCGTGCTTTTTCCATTTCTTTCTTTTCGTCCTCGAATTGTTTCTGCAAACGCTTCACAAACCAATTTCGAAGACCCACGGGAAGGTTATAAGCCTCAATAAGAGACCATCCGCCAAAATGTTTAAGCAAAAAGAATTGTTCGTATACTGCTTCCGAGTATTTATCGGTCAGGCCAAAGAAAGTCGGCCCCAAAGGGCACCTCCATTTCCTGATCAAAGCCACAATTAGAACATTCAAAATGCTTCATAACTTTGACATCAGGATTAACCATTTTGTAAGCATTTCTTAAAAATCTTGCGTCCTTTAAAGGCATATTATCAACATAATGATTAATAACATTTCTTTGTGAGTTGCCATGGACCGAAACAATCATCATTTTGTATTGATCGGTCATGCCGGTCTCTTGCATCATGCCTTTCTTGCGAGATTCTGCGAGTTTTGTGATGTGTTTCTCGTCTTTACCAGTCAAAATGCGAACTTCGACTTCAAATTTGCTAAATGGCATGGTAATTACAAAATTATTGTTCTCAGTTTTTCGAATTCCTAGGGATTCATCCACTTTAGATTCATTTATTTGAGGATTTGCAAGATCAAATGACTCATGAGATTTAGTTCCGCAACTAGGGCACACAACTTGAGTCTCATAATCGCTTCCATAGCCTGTTGAACGAGCAGCAATCAAAATGGCGTTCTTGTCTCCAACCAAAAGGTCTTCAACTTTAATGTTTTTATCAACAATAATATTCTGAATGAAGCGATCAATTGCAACACCTTTCTTAAGAAGTGTCTTTGATGTAAGAATATCTTCTTCTTTGGCTGTCATGTATCTAATCTCGACTTCTTCCTTACCATGGAGCGGATGATCGGGTGGGTATAGCTGCCCTTTTGATGGAATGTCCACCAATTCCGTAGGAGCAACAAACTCAAGCGGATTTAGGGCCGCTGTTGGCTCCGAATCGATTGTTTGAGGTCCGATTCTATCCTCATTGTTTCTTGTAGTCAAATTTCACCTCGTTATGCTACAGGGTCGGGTCCAACAGTATTGCTTACACCATCTTGTGTTACCATTTGTCCACCTTGGACATTATCAACAGTTACAGGTGCAGCCATTGGCTGTTCATTTAATTGTTCTATTTGGGCCCAGTCATATGTTATTGTTAATTCAATTGTCACCAAATCTTCAGAAGAATAATCAAGGCTTCCAAAATTTACAGATTTTAAAATTGCTCCGTGCAATCTCCACGATTCTAGAGCATTGCCTTCGGCATCTAATTGATTAATCAAAAATTCATCAAAATAAGCAGAAGATTGTGATTTAGATATGCCATCTATATACTCGGTTATGTTTTGATAGTCAGGGTAAATATAACCGAAATTAAACACTTTATTCAGCAGCAATTGCGTCTTATCTGCTGTATCAACAATCGATATTGTTATATCATTCCACGTTAGAGTGCCGGGATATTTAAATTTATGGTTTATAAGTTGATATTCGTTTGTTGAGATCTCGAATGATGGCTTTGTAACCGACTTGGCCCAATACCAAATACCTTCTCCACCCTCGTTTGAATCAAGAATGGAGAAGCGAAATTGTCTTTTAGGGGCTGCGTTGTCGGTCCAAAAAGCCATTTAACCTCTATTAGGACCCAAAGCTTGGATCGTTTGGAATATTTTTGCCATTATTATTGGGCGAGTAGTTAGGGCTCTGATCGGGGTTTTTACCAACTTCAAAATAAGTTGTTTCTTGGCTGAAATCAGGATGTGTATCAGGGAAAGTGCATGAAGCCCAATCGTATCTAATTGTTAAGTCAACTGTTCTCAAATCTTCATTTGAATAATCAAGATCTCCAAATTTTGCTGATTTAATAAATGGCTGATTAAGAGTCCATTTTTCTACAACCGCACCATCTGCCTTTAAAACTTCAATAACAATAAGTTGAAGTCCAGCCGTAATGGATCTGTTTTTTGAGATAGTATGAAATTGGTCATCGTTTGTTCCTATAGGAACCATATAACCAGAGTTAATCAAAATCTGATTCATGACTCCAACTGCATCGGGGGAAATAGGATCCACTAGTGTCATTGATACCTCAGACCAAGATACTTTTCCGGGAAAATAATATTTGCCACCAAGATAATGATGCTCTGATTCGCCAACATCAAAAGATGGAGTTGTAACGGTTTTTGCCCACCAAAGAATTCCTTCAATAACACTGCTTGATCCGTCGCTATTCTCAGATACGAATTGTACCCTAAATCTAAAGTTTCTTTTAGGTTCTACACCTGCTGAAGTCCAAAAAGCCATTATATTAATCTCCCTTTATTGTAATTA